ACCACCAACTCCAATTCCTTTTAGTCCTGCTAAAACGTTTTTTCCAAGACCGCCACCATCAGCTTTACTACCTTGGAACCCAGCTTGAAACCCTTTAGCCATTGAACTCACACCAACGCTAACAGCAGCACTAATCAATGATCCCTTAATAGAGTCCATTAAGGCTTTTTTTCTAGCCTTTTCTTGTTCTTCCGCTTGTTTATGAGCAGCCATTTCTCCCAAAGCTAAATCAAAAGCTTGCTTCTTTGCGCCTTGGTATTTTTTTTGCACTCGACTATTCCTTCTCCCAAACATCGTCATATTCTCCATCCCCGGATCATTTGTCTGAGTGGCAAAAGCCATTAAGTTACGCATTCCTTTTATTGCTCCAGCACCTTGGAATCCGGGCATAGCTTGTGGTCCAACTGGCTCGCGCCGTCGTCTGCGAAGTTTATCAACTTTCCCTCCTTCAGAAAAACCTTGAATAGAACCATTATTAAGAGATGACATGAATGCCGGACCATATTTCTTAACAGCTTTTTTGTTCATCACGAACTCACCACCCATAAGAATAGCTGGGACATCATCTTTAGTTCCAGACCCACCTGTGATTGCTCCTCCCCCTTGCTTTGGATTGCTAGTAAAGGGAGATAAAAAACTATCAACAGCATTTTTCATAAATGCTTGGCTTATAATATCAAGGAATTGTATAGCGGTCCCTATTAAAGCATCCCCTAAATCTTGACCTTGAGCAATAGCTTGTGACATCGCACTACCTATATTATAAGCGAATTGTGAGCTAGCAGAACCTAAAGTGTTACCTAAAGTCTCCGCTGAAGTTTCTGCGTCTTGAATGTTGCCAGAAAATCCTTTCTTAAACCCATAAAGAATTGGACCGTCCTTATCTATTAAATCAAGCTCCTTCTGTGCTTCATTAACTTTATCCTTGGCTAACTGTAATTGATGTTGCAGTTCTGATGTACCAGCTCTTTGAGTTTTTAATTTTTCATCTAAGACCTTCTTTTCGTCTTTGGTCAAGTCAGCCAATTCTTGGACAGAAGCAATACTTTTTGCTTGTAAAATTTTTGTTTTTGATTTATCTCCAAGCTGTGGGTTTTGTTGTATTGCGAAATTTTGAGCCATCTCTAATTCACCGATTGGCTTTAGACTCATTTGTCTCTCTATAGATTTTACCTCTAAAAAGTTTTGATCTCTAGTTATTTGAGCTTGTCTTCTCAAACCTTCAATTCTACCCTCCCCAAATAAGGGGGTTTGTGACAGTTGTTGAATTCTAGATCGTGCATCAAATTCTGATTGAGTTTTTTCTCCAATCGATGCTCTTTGCGCGGCTTCTGAAGATGCAATTTGCGTTTTTGTAAAGTCGAAAATTTCTTTATCAGTCCTTGTATCTACACCGTCACCCAGTCCTTTAAAAAGACCACGACCTGCCTTCAAAAAATCAAAATCAAGAAGATTAAAAGTATCGGCTGTAGCATCTCTTGTCGCTGCCAATATTACCCCCATAGGTGATTTAATTTTATCTATAGATGCTTTAAGATTATCAACCTTACCAGAAGCCTCCTCAATAAAAGCTAGAGCAGATTCATTGTCTCCGCTAACTGAGAAAGATTTATACAACTTAATTAGCTCATCACTAGCTTCACCAGCATTTATTTTTTTGATGGCATTGGCTACACTATCAATAATTGCAACATCATCACCAGCATTAGTAAGAAGAATATCGCTAAAAGCAGCAGTTAACTGTTTCCTTACCTTTACCAAATTATCTGTGCTAGCGTTGACTTGAGCAATTTCTCTTTTTTGTCTCCTTTCAATGTCTCCTTCCCTGAATTTTCTATCTTCTGGTTGAAGATCCTCTTCTTTCCTAAGAGTCCTCCTCTCTTTATCGTATTTTCTTTCAATCTCCCTAGTAGCTAGCTCTTTCTTTCTTATTATATCTCGGATTTTAGACTCCTCTATTGCGGCAGCGATCTGTTTTTTAATTTTCTCGCTTGCTAATCTTGCAGAATCCTTTTCGGCGTTCAATTTGTCCGTATTGGCTTGTTTTTCAATATCTATTACCTTATTAAGTTGATTCATTATCTTATCACTGCCTAAACCTGCTCTAGAAGCCTTTCCCATAACCTCCTTGAGATTGAACATTTTTGGAGGAAGGGGGTTCAGGCCACCGAATTTACTAAAATCAAGCACCGAGGAAAATTTCTCACCTTTTGTAAGCTCAAGTAATTCCTTCCCAACGTTCTTTTTACTTAGAGCTTTATTTAATAAAGTCGCTCCTTCCATTGACTCAGAGGCTGCTTTCTTGTAATCTCCTGTAAATTTCCGCAACTCTTCACCGTCAAGGAATGAATCGAATTTATTTAACATTGCATCAATCTGTGTAAAAGAATAACCTAAAGCATCAAATCCTGCTGCAACTTCTTCAAACTTAGGTTGAAGAGATTGACCCTTGTCAACATCAAACTCTCTATGAGCATATTCGCGGGTCAACCCACTTTCCTCATCAAAAAAGAATCTGTTCGGAGGCGCATCTCTACCGTCAGCCTCCGCCTGTTCACGCAACGCCATACTATGTGCATCAACAAACGCTTGACTGTTAAATGTATGTTTTGTATATGGCGCTATGTCTGGAAGCATTTTCTGAGTAGTAGTATACAGAGGCTTGTTAGGAACGTAAGCTTGAAGTTGACTTTCGCCATCGGCTTGGAGTTTTTTATCTGTGAAAAATTCCTCAAGTTTTAATGCTGCGACACTAAGAATATCGCCTTTGATCGCATTTCGCCCAAGGAAGCTCCCCTGTAACGAATTTATAGTCATGCGGCTATCTGGTCTATCTGAAAGTTCTTGTGGAGCCATTCCCCCCATGAGTCTTTTAGCTACTTCCTGAGATTCGAATTTTTCTTTTGGAGTTTGATGAGCATGAGCATGAGCAAAAGCTTCAGCAGCAAGAGTCATTTCACGAATAGCTAGAGAAGCCTCACTTGCTCTCTTAGCCAACCTAGCGTTTTTACCGTTTACTTCATCTACAACCCCCTTAATTAGTTTAAAGCTTCCTACGGCGGCTCCAATACCAATTCCTATTGGGCCTAATTTACTTGCGAATTTCCCTAAGCCTGAAGTAGCACCCGCAAAAGCTGCTGATATTCCTGCTCCAGCAAAAGCAAAACCACTTGCTGTTTGTAAAGCCCCGCTAAGAGTGTTCGTAAACTTAGACATACCACCTGTCGCGCCATCAGTGGCTCCTTGTAAAGCTGTCATTCCAGCAGATACAGCGAAGAATATACCAGTCAAATCTCTTGGTGCTTTTGGGGACGTTGGAGTTGGGGCCGCGAAATTAGGAATCGCCCCAGTAGGCTCATCGCGGGTATTAGTCACCGCAAGACCCATTGGATTTTGCGAGTTGCGGAGTTTGCCGCTTTGATTGATTCTAATTTGGCTCACTGGTAAACCAGCAGCTTTTTCTCTACCAATAGCGTTTTCTAAAGCTCCTTCAGCGAAGTTAGGGATGTAACCTTCAGAAGCTTTAAAACCTTGCCCTTTAGCAATTCTACGGATATATTGTTGTGACCCCTTATCATTAAAAGCTTTTTTAATAATCGTTCTCACAGCGTCATTAGAAGCTGTTCTCTTAGCGTCTGCTTTTTGAAGTTTATTCGTAAATCCAAATGTTTTCTTAAACTGACTAGACGCTAACCCGCTCTCTTCGAAATCAAAAGGTATTTGATCTTCCGAGTTTGACTTAAAATCTTTTATACCTTTTGCGCCTTTAGTAGCAAGAGTCATAGCTGATTCAAGAATACCTCCTTCTACAGAAGCAGAAAATAATCTAGCTCCGCCAGATCCCCCTGATTGGCCCAACCTACTAATTTCTTTCGTCATAGCAGCCAACTCGTCATTACCAAAAGTTTTACCTATTATGCCTTGAGCATACTTAACTAGTGGACCCGCAAATATCTTAGCAAGTTGAGTTCTATTACTTTTTTCCGTAACTTTGGCATTACGTTTAAAATCCTCAAGAGATTTGATTTGAATCCCATTAAATTTTATATTTTTTACACCAGCTTGAGCTAATTTTGTAGCTAAAGGGCTGGTTAATTGTCCGGGAGAAGTGGCAGAATCCGCAGTTTTTTTACCCTTAAATAGCGAGGCTACACCAAAAATTCTAGCAGGAACGTTTAAAGTCGTTTTTGTTGTTTTTTTACCAGCCTCCGCTTTTTTTTGTGCGCTAGTCTTGTAACCAGCAGCCGCCGCTTGTTGCGGAGTCATTGTACCCGCTCTTAAAGCAGCACCCACTCCCGCTCCAGAAAATCTACGACCACCAATAGTATAATCAACATAATTAGGAATATACCCACTAGCAGCTCTCACCTTCCTAGCATTAGAAGGGAGACCTATTGAAGAAGCCATGTTCTGATTAAAGATAGCGTCTCCACCATTAGCATAATTAGGAACAATATATTCACTACTATTAGCAACCATTGTCCCCCGCTTACCACCGCCAAATGCAAAGTTGGGGATGACAACGGGTTTCGCAGAAGCGGGTGCGCCACCTACACCTCTAGAGATGTCAGATTTTTCCGCACCAATAGGTAAGAATCCTCCAGCAGCTCTACCAGTTCTTGCCGCTTTAGTACCCCTCATCACTGATGGGGTAATAGTCGCGGCAATACTTTGCATTTGCCTCATAACATTCAACTGAGCGTTGTAAGCTCCTGTCAAAGCATCTGCTTGAACTTTTCTTTTCTGTTCTACGCTTAGAGAAGAATTCTCTACCCTAAGAATTTCTTTTCTAAGGCTGGAATCATTAAGTAATGCTTGTGCAATTTGTCCTTGGAGTACAGCTTGTTCCTTAGCCGCTTTGTTAATACCAAAAAATGTTTTTAAAGAATTGAAACCAAAAGCAATAAAGTCTTTAGATATTTTTGCAATAATAGCCGCAAGTAAAAGAAGGCCCGGTCCAGTTACAATAGCACTTATACCCTTAACTAATCCTTTAGCTAATTTAGAACCTATACCGTCTCCATCTAAGACTCCTGATATTTTCTCCGCCATCCCGCCAAAGAAATCTAGCAGATTTTTAAAACTATCAGTAACACCTATTTTACCCAGTTTTTCAGCCAACTCTTTTAGGCTTACTACTGTTGCATTTATAGATGCAGAAAGAGTTTCGTTTAATACTTTATTCCTCTCGTAAGCTTCACCAGTCGCATTAAGTGATATCGTTGCGACTTTATTACTAACTACAATTTCTTCATTATATTGCTCCAGTAATGAAAGGAACGGGGCTATCTGAAACTTACCAACAAGATTGTCAGCTAAATTTACTTTTGAAGTTTGATCTAATTTAGCAAAGATTGGAGCCAGATTTTCAATAACTTTATTAGCTGATAAAACGTCACCTTTTAAATCAGTAACTTGAACACCCATATCTTGAAGTGTTTTAAGTTTTCCTACATCTGATATTCTAGTAAAAATAGTTTTTAAAGAGTTACCAATGACAGCTCCTCCACGCGCTGTTTTTTGTTGAAGGGCAGCTATGATTCCAATCAACTGATCGAACTCAACACCAGTTGACACAGCTACAGACCCGGAACGTTTTAAACCTTCAATCAAATCTCTATCAGATACCGCAGCACTGGCAGCAGCAGCAGATATTTTATTTAAAACTTCTGCACTTGTTATACCAGATTTGGAAAAAGAGTTAATTGCAGCCGTAAGTCCAGAAACAGCATCAGCAGCGCTTAACCCAGAAAGACGAGAAAGAATCATAGCATCGCTAAGTCTTTTTGTGATCTGTTCCGCCTCCAAGCCTTGACGAGATAATTCAAGAGCAGCGCCAGCTACAGAATCAAAAGTACTTTCTGTGTTTTTAGCAACATCAAAAAGAGTCCCTTTTAAAGATTCTAATTGAGCAGTATTCTGATTTAGAATACTATTTATGTTAGCCAAGCTTTTTTCGACTTGAATTGTAGTTGAAACTAGATCTTTAAAACCTTTTGTGACGGCAGCAATAACACCAACTGAAGCTCCAAACGCTAAAACACGGGCGTTAGCAGCGCTCATGGATTTTGTAAAATCGTCAGCTTTCCCAGTTAATCTTCCTAAAGGCTGAATAAGACCCTCAACACTTTTCGCGCCCGGCCCCATATTGATTTTAAGATTCTTCCCAGCTTTGTTAGCTGCGTTTTGAATACTTTGCTCTAAACCTGTTTGTGTGACTGGTACTTTGATGGGCATAATCTTGTTCCTTTAGTGTGTATATACACTAATATTACACATCATGACCTGCTAATCTCATCATTTGTTTCATGTCTAGCTTGCCACCAGACTTTTTAATCTCATCACTTAATGACAAGGATGTCTCTCCATCCTCTTTGTTAATATACTCCATGTCTTCTTTAGTAGCGCCAAAAACAGCAGAAGCGGCTGCATCATCTTTTATTTTAGGTTTATTAGATGAATTTCCTCCCCTCTTACTTTCGGAGTAGTCTAATAGAAGATCGGGATCTTCTTTAATATTGTCTGGAATATCTTCGACAAATTGAAAAATACTATGGAAGACTTTTGCATACATAGCAACCTTGAGTTGATTTGCGGATAATTCTACAACAGCCCTACCATAAAAATCTTTTAAATTTTCACAATTAGATAAGTATAAACTAAAGAATGGCCGCAATACAGCATGTTTTATATTATCCTCATTCAACCTTTCAGAACTCTCAGATATTAAATGACTTAACTGTTGAACCTCATAAAACTCAAGCTCGTCAAATTCCTCCTTGGAAAAAAAGTCTTCTTTACATTCCTTATCTTTAAAAAGACAAAACCTAAGCATTTCATCCCCAGCCCTGTTTTCAGCGTAACCTTCAGCAGTTACACCAATCAATTCCGACCTCTTAGTTTTTAACTCATGAAGCTTTTGGAATTTTTCATCAATAGTTTTCTGAAATGATTTTATCTTAGATGGCAGGTATAGTGCTTTTTTTGTGTTCTCTAGGTTTTCTACCTCTTTTTCTAAAGAAGAAATTTTTAGATCATCCTCCTCTAACCAAAGCTCATCGTCAATTATTCTTTTAATTGCTACATCTCTAGACTCAATACCTTTAGATAAAGCTCTATTTTTATAGAACTCGTAATACTTATGTAAATACCTTTGGTCTCTTATGTTGATATGCTTGATAAATATTTCTTTACCTGCAAATTCACTTACAGAATATCCATCAAAGATCTCACCTATTAAAGAGACGTAGTATTCATTGTTATAGCTCACCTTTTTCAGACTTCTCAATTATATCCTCAAATTCTTCCTGAGAAGACGCTTGATTGAAAAACCAGAAAGCTAAAACAGTGGAAACTTTTTTAATTAATTTTAGGTAAAACTCAGATTCCTCTTCTTCTTTTTTGTAGTAATCATTTATTTTTTCATCATAATCACCACCAACAAAGTATTCTAGAGGCTCTTTATCATCCTCTGCCTGAATATAAGTAAGGTGCAACGCATACCAAAGCAGAAGTCTATTCTGCGCCCTAACATCTGCTGTATGCTCAAAAAGATTTTGTAAGCCAGATTCCACTTCGACAAGCTCTCTTTTTAATTTGACCAACTCATCCTTGAGTTCTTCAATCCTTTCCTCCTGTTCTTTTGTTGGCTTCTCTACAGTTTCTAAACGGAAATACTCATTTTGGTTATCAAGAGTTTTCTTGTAAAGATCCCCATACTCCTTGAAGCCTTCGTCGGAAAATGCGCCTCCAGTATCAGCGTATTTCTTCGCCAACATAGCCTTGGTTAAAATGCCTTTTTTGACACAATTACTCACTTCAATAGAATACTGAAGCTCTGCTTCTTCAAGCTGGCGACGAGAAGGTTTTTTGATTTTAACCTCAATAGGGACTTTTTTCTTGACCATCTTCTTCGTGATGGTGACATCCCCAGTTTTTTTGTTGGTGCGCTTAGATTCTTTTTCTATTTCGCGCTCATCATCAACAGTAAATTGATATAATTTTTTAAATTCCATAATCCTTACTTAAATATAAATTCAACTTTGTAGTTTTCTAATTCATTTTTCATACTGCGGAGACTTTCATTCCCATAATCTAAAATTCTCTTTCTAATCCAAGACACTTTATCTTCCGTAAAATGATCAGCAGTATTTATTACTGGATGATACTTGTCTGGTATTTCTTCATATAACTTGTCATAATGGAAATCATGGTCTTTTTTCATGTCCTCGACCATCATAAGCATCATCTTGAACAATGAAGATATCTCATCATTAGACCTAGTTTTTAAATTATTTTTAGCATTCATCCTTTATCCTGCTTAATTATAAGAAAAAAAGTGTAAATATCAACATGGCGGGATTTTTATCAACAAATATGGAGTCTTCAATCAATGGATTGTATGACACACTTCATACAACTTTTGCTCAAACTATTACTGTATACAAGAATAGTAAAAGAACAGTTGTAGCATCTACACCCAGATACAACTCAATCTATGGGCGTACAAACGCAGGTTCTACAAGCAGTGTGGAATATACCACTGAATCTCAAACGTTTGAGGCTAGGGTTTATTATATAGATATGGACGAAGAATATCTATCAAACGAAGGCAATCAAGAAGGAACACAAAACAAAATAATTTTACCACAAGGCTCTGTTAAGATTGTAGTTAAAAGTGATGCATATGATTATCTTGAGGAATCGAGAAGAATCGAATTTGATGGTAAAAGATTCGCGATCAAAAGCGATGGCTCTCCTCGCGGCTTAACTACGAATAAGTTTTTCACTTTCCTACTTACTCCAACCGACGAATAATGACTAGGTTACCATCAGACGTAATAAAAGCCATAGAAAGACAGGCTCCAAAACTACTTAAAAAACCTTTTAATAAGGAATTCAAAAAAAAATTTGAGGATTTAAAAGCTAAAATGATTAAGGAGTTCCTTTCTCACCCCGTAACTATGGAGATAAAATCTGGGCCTTCAGCAACTAATATGAGTGGGACATTGAATGGAGTCACTAATCTTTTTGCTTTTATTGGCTTCGATCAAGGTGACCAGCCTATACAGCCAATACTACAAATTTTAGAAGGAATTAATTATACTTATGCAGGTGAAGCTAAAATAGGGGTAACTTACACAGTGAACATACCTGAAGCAAAAGAAATATTTGCAGTAACCCCTTTACCATATGTCGGCGGAAGAAGCTGGGCTAAAGGAATTGAAACGGGTATTTCTGGTTTGGGTTATTTACTTAGAAAAAACAGTGGACGATCTGGAGCCGCGATACAATCGAGAAATCAAGTTAGGACAGGACGCTTTCAAAACACACCATATATCTCAGCATTGATCAATAAATACAAAAAAGAATTCAAAGAACTGAAATGAAAGAACAATTCGCTCATAAAATAACCAACTCTTTTATGCTTTGGTTCGATAACTTTCTTCTGACTAAAGGAGAAGCTTTTTCCAACAAGACAGGAAGATTGTATAATACAGATGATCCATTCATAGATAGTAGCTTTGAAGCTTTTTCTAGCCCATATAAACAGTTTGTAAATGACTCTTCTATAAGTGGAGCTATTCTACCTACAGGCATACCGGGTGATTCACATTATATTGATTATGACAATGGGCGCATTGTAGAAACAGGTAGCAACTACACATCAGACTCAGTAATTACAGGAACTTTCGCAGTTAAAGATTTCAATGTCTACTTCTCTAATGAATCAGAAGAAGATTTGATTGTGGAGCAAAAATTCATGGTTAATTCTAGAGTTCCTAACTCCGTAACTTCTGGTATCGCACCGTATGATCAGGTCGTTCCTGCAATATTTCTTTCCACAGCTAGTATTTTAAATGAACCTTTAGCTTTTGGTGGGGAAGAATCCACCACAGTTCGCGCAAATGCAGTTATCTTGGCGGAAGACAGCTATCAGTTAGATGGAGTTCTTTCCATCTTCGCTGATTCACACAACGAAATTTTCTACCCTATTCCAATGACAGGTCACCCTGTAGATGAGTATGGTGACCTTAAAGGTGGGACTTATAATTATAATACATTAAAAAGTCAATACAGTAATCAAAAACCATTCTTAATTGAAACTGCAACCACCTCAAAACTAACAGACAAAGCAAGGAAGTCATTAGCCAACGATTTATATGTCGGATTCATCGATTTCGATATTAAAATCAACAGGTTTAGATTTTCTTAATTTCATATTATAGCAAAAAAATTGTAAACATTAAAAAATAACTTATTATGGCCAGAAACAGAGTAATCTATCAATCAGAAGCCCTTTTCGTCAGCGAAGACGCAATGTCAACAGGGAGCGGCAAACACGCACAATTAGAGAGAATCCAAAGTGCCAACTACGGATTTAATATTTCTCGCGAAGAAGTATATTGCTACGGCAAATTAGGAAAACTTGGCTCAATGGTTCTTGAAGCGCCAACAGTATCATTTGACACCTCTTACTTGGTGACGGATGGATTTAACGAGAGAACTTTAGGTTTCTATGTGGGAACAGGAACGGGTGGAACTAATCCAGCCCATGCTTATGTCGAAAAATCTTTTGTCTCTGGACATATCGCTTCTGAATCTGGCAAAAATATTTACATAGCAACTGTACCAGAAGGCAAAGATGCTACCATAAATATCACTGGCTCGTTAAATAATGCTGCTACACCCAAGCAAAGTGTTATTGGGCTTGGAAATGCATACCTTACTGATTACAGTCTAGACTTGTCAGTTGGATCATTACCAACAGTTTCAGCTACTTTTGAAGCAGCCAATATTCGCTCCACTGATAATGTGAGTGGACTGGCTACCCCAGCAGTTACAATTGCGAGTGGAGAGCAAGCTCGCCCAGATGACGAGATCATCGTTCTTCCTAGTGGCAATACAGGACAATCCGCTCTGGTCGCTCTTCGACCCGGCGATATCGCAGTAAGCATCGGGGACGCACAAGGTGATGTAATGGTTGATATCGATGACGGTGATCCTAGTGAGGCTGTACATATTCAAAGCGCATCTTTGTCTATCCCTCTTTCCAGATCACCTCTAGAAAAATTAGGAACAAAATTCGCATACGCTAGGGTGGTCGATTTCCCAGTCCAAGCAACCCTCTCAGTTAACGCAGTTGTTAATGAAGTGACATCTAAAAACCTTTCTAGCATTATTGACCAGACAGGCACTCATACTCTTGATTTGTCACTTAAGTCAGAAAGTAGCAGTGTGGCTATGCTTTATAGAATTAAAGGGGCTGAATTAATTAGCGAATCATTCTCTTCATCTATAGGTTCTAACAAATCTGTAGACCTTACATTTACTACTACTATTGGAGCATTAAATGATACGGATAATGGAGTTTTTGTTAGCGGCGCTAATAGATCAGGAGTATATACAGCTTAATAACTATCACTTTTTAAAAAAACAATGACACAAATTAATTTTAATGTGTATTTATAAGTAATATTATGGCCAGAAACAGAGTAATTTACCAATCGGAAGCTCTTTACGTTAGTAAAGCGGCAGCTTCAACAACTGCGGCAGATCATGAGCAGTTGGAGCGTGTCCAGAGCGCCAACTACAATTTCAACATTAGTCGTCAAGACGTAAACCAATTCGGACAACTTGGAAAAATTGGTTCAATGGTTCTTGAAGCACCTACTGTATCCGTAGATACTTCGTATCTTTTAACAGATGGATTCAATGAAAGAGCATTAGGATTTTATGTTTTAACAGGAACGCCTCATGCAACCGATAATCCATCAGGATCATTCATCTCAGGCTTTCTTGGAGAAGGCGCTGGAACAAACCTTTACATCACTACAGTTGAGGAAGGTAAGGACGCAGAAGGGGTAGCTATTGACGGATCAACCGAAAATGTTATCGGTTTAGGAAACATTTACTTGAGCGATTACACTTTGGACCTTTCGGTAGGTTCCTTACCAAGTGTTTCTGTGAGTTTTGAAGCTGCTAATATAGCTTCTTCAGCGGGTGATGCAATTGTAAACCCAGCAATTAACCAAACCGCTGGTACAGCCATTGGTGGAACTGCGCCAACCTTAGCAACTGCGATATCAGGCCCGTCTACGGAAGTAGCTCTACGTCCGGGAGACATCACAGTCGATATCGCCAAAATGACAGGGGGTATGGCTAATATCGCTGGTGGAACTACTGGAGCGCACGTTCAAAGCGCTTCATTGTCAATCCCTCTTTCAAGATCTCCTATCGAGAGACTTGGAACAAAGTTTGCATACGCACGACCTGTTGAATTCCCAGTCCAAGCAACTCTTACAGTTAATGCTATTGTTAACGAAATGACCGTTAAAAACCTTGCTGATACAATTGATGATGAAGGTGAATATGACGTTGATTTAACTCTTAAGAACGAAAACGGAACTGGAGCTATGGTTTACACCCTTAAAGGAGCGCAGATTGTGAGCGAATCTTTCTCTTCTTCGATTGGATCGAATAAGAGTGTTGATTTGACATTTACAACCTCTCTTGGTGGTCCCAGCGACACAGATCATGGAGTGTTTGTAAGTGGAGCTAACCAAACTGCAACCTTCGTATAAAACCTCACAAAAACCTATAACGAAAAACCCCACCTTATGGTGGGGTTTTTTTATTTATTTTATTTATGTGGTTTAATAAAGTTGACCAGTAAAAACTATGCCATCTACGCCACCAACTTGCTGGGGTTTTGCTTCGTATATGTTGTATTTAGCTACTAAGCTGTCTAGCTTGCCCTGTGAGTCGTTTGCGAGTCCTTTATAGACCTTAGCCACCTCATTACGGTTAACGAAGCTCACAGACGATTCTCCGTCCTTTAAGGATAGTATCTTGTTGTCATCAGATGATGCAGTGATACCTCTAAGAGCTAGTCTGGCTTGTTTTCTGTAATAATTAGAGAGGTAGAGTTCTTTGTGAATGGATTGAGCTTCTATACCCATCCCAGTAGCTGCGCCACTAAAGTCTTTATAAATCAAAGAATTTAATTGCCCCAGATTGTTTTCCAGCCAAGCTTCAATAGAGCCTGAAGTTACGACACCAGTATCACTATCAAATTCATCTACGAAAATACCAGAAGCTAAATCACCAAGAACACTCATATGTTAAGTTACACTATTTCTTTGTGTTTTTCTTTTTTGCCCACTTCTTTTTTTCTTTTTTATCTTGAGATACCTCTCCGACAGACTTAATCATGTCTTTGACATCTTCAGATGCATTAGCAAACATTTGTTTTGGGGCGGGGATAGGAGAGTTTTTAGCTTGATACTCTTTAAAAGCCTTCATGATCATCTCTCTCAAGATAGGCTTATCATAATTAGGATTAAGGCCAGCCTTAGAAGCTAAACCGCGAAGCTCTGATTTGCCATAGCTATCCAATTTAACTTTAAGCTCTGCGCTTGACTTAGCACCAAAGAAATTAGTTTGTCCATCACCGTAAGAAATGTTGTCGAAATTATTGTCCATACTCTATAATACACTTAATTTAAAATAAATACAAAAAAAAGAGCCACCCCCGAAAGGGTGACTCTAAATTTGATAGGGTTAGATTAAGCCTGAACGATAGTTCCGACAAGAGCGCGGTCATCAAGAACCATGCGGCCTTCTTCGATAGAACCAAAGTATCCAATCTTATTCTGACGGATGCTATACTGATCGTCAGCGATAAGGTTAAACTCACCACCATTGTCTTCGTCAACTGCAACAGCGCGAATCAGAGAGTCGCGAGAGCGGTCAAGACCGACAACCAGATCGTCAGCAGTATCCCACTGACCATCTCCAGCAGCACCATAATTGGTGGTACTAGCAGCAGTAGTAAACAGATTAGTGAATCTCTTACCAGCACCAAGCTCAAGAATCTCCATGATAGAGATACCGTAGAACTCAGGAAGTCCAGCACTATTGTAAACGCTCATGCGAAGCTCATCAGGAGCAGCAATATCGTTTCCAGTAGAAGCGGTAGCAACAGTATTGATGGGGTTGTAAGCCATAGCACGAAGCTCTTCGACGACTTCAGGAGAAACAATAAGATCAGTGATTCCGCGAGCAGAACCAGCAGCGGGAGTTCCACCAAGGAACGAACCGTTGATCCTCTTAGAGAGGGTCATCATCTTGTTGATATCATCAAGCAGAAAACGCTTTCCAGTAGCAGTGGAAGAAGCGCGAACATGCTTAGAGCTATTAGTCTCAGCATCAGCCAAAGCACCCATTACAAGTGTGGCAGAAGTAGTCTCTTGCTTGGCAAGAATCTCTTGAGCGGCACGGGTAAAGGTCTTAGACACGACATCCATGCGAGACTTAGCTGCATAGCGGCGATCAAAGCTAACTGCGGTATCCAAACCATAAGTAGCGATCTTAAGCTCGGAAGCTGTAGGAAGCACTTGGTTGGTTGGAAGACCACCAGCGTGAGACTGACTGTAAACCTTAACGTAATCCTGATCATTGATGTCATTATAGAGATCAAGAGGGATGGAAGGGTTGTCGTCAGCGTTGAACTGAAGCGTGGTGAAAAGGCTAGAAATCGTAGGGGCATTGTTGATGACCTCTGCAAGCACAGGTCCAATGAACTCAGCGAGAGCTACTTGGGCTTCATAAGCAACCGTGCGGTTACGGGAAGCCATAGCTTTAACCAATTCAATTTGTTCAGGAGTTCTTTTTAAAGTAATTTTCATATAAATATATCCTTTCTTATTAGTTGAATTTGAAGACGAGGTACTCACCACCAAACTGATCAGCTTGACCGTTTTGAGTAGCACGGCTACCAGTTCCGATAATAGTCGCAAAACAATTAGCGTGATTAGGGTCGCAACCAGTTACGGTTCCACCAGCAGCAGACGCAAGGCCACTTCCAATAGCAAGATCACCACCAAGGTCACCTTGGAAAGCGGAGCTAGAGATAGAGAAGATACCCTTGGTAGCAACAGGAACAGCTTGGCCCGGAAGAGCAGCTTGAAGTTCACCAGCTTTCTGAGGATTGTAGAGAAGCTTCTCTCCATTTTCGTCAGCCTTAGCGGTCTGAAGAAGAGTGATGCCGAGAGGCAGTTCGTCAGAGCTTTGAACTGGCTCAACCTGCAAATTGACTTTAGGGTATTGCGCTCTGCCTACGTTAGCATAATCGGTCTTACCTAAGTAATCGTCAGCTCCGTAAGAAACAGGGTCAAGGCTAAAGTCGCCAGCGGAAACCTTCACAAAAGTTCCAGCATCGCCAGAACCTGCTCCAGTTGTTGAATCGAGTACCATTCCATCGGCAACTCGGAATAAATTAACGACATCGTGGTCGCTATATTGTCTAAAAGGAAGTGTTTTAAGTCCCATAATATTATTTTTTTGTTAGTAGATTATCTTGTGATTTCGATATTCTCGCGAGAGAATGCCTTTTTAAATTTGTCAGCGAATGATTCTTCCTGCTCAGAAGCAAGAGCTTCGTTATTGTTGGAAATATCAGCGTCTGTTTGAGTTGCGTTATCAAGAGCAGCTTCGACATTGACTTCTTCAGTAGAAGCGGTGGCGATTCTCTTCTCGACTTCTTCGTCAATACGAGCTTGAACTTCAGCTTCGAAAGCTTCTTTATGAGCCTTGCTCTTGTGCTTCCAAAGTACTTCAAGCTTATCGGAGTAAGAAGCGAAAGCTTCCTCGGTCTCATCGATAGACTTAACTTCATTAGCAAGAAACTCACGATCTTCATCAGCGAGTTCAAACTTAGAGTCAAGCTCATCCATACGAAGGTTGAATCGGGCTACAGCTTCCTGCGCCTTCTTTTCATTTTCAAAGGAGTTGATACGCTCGTTAGCATCGGTCAACTTGGTCTCAAGTTCAGCGACAGATGCTTTAAGTGATTCATATTCCTTCTTAACAGCTTCTTTTTCAGACTCGATAGACTTTTTCTCTTCAGCATACTGATCGCTTTTTTCGCGGATAGCATCTGAGAATGTCTGAGTCATGGAAGCGACAGCCTCCTCACCGAATTTTTTCTCGATAAGAAGCTCTTTAAGTTCATTTACAATATTTTCCATAGCAATATTCTTTTCTTCAATTACAGTTTTTTTATTAATTTGTGAAATTTTATCTCTTTTATCTTTAATGATAACAGGATTTTCTTCTTTTTTATCTTTATAGATTCCTTTTACATCTGCTGCTGGTTTTGATGTAAATGCCACTCCGAGTGGATACACCTTGCCAGTGATCAAGCGATAAATTGGCTCGCCTTTATTAGTTTTGCCGGAACCGCCGTAAGCTCTCAAATTACCATTGAGTTTCTCCATTTCCTTTGGATTATCAATGATTCTAGCCTCACTAAGCTTTGTGCTACCAACAGCTAAAACATAATCTGTGAATCCAACCTCCCAGCTTGCAGAAACTTTTTTATAATAAGATTCATTCTCTGGGTCAGTTGATTTTTCGATTAACTCAGCGAAGTTAGGGCTAGCAGATTTATATACAACAGCACCCAAAGCAATATTAAATGGGTCAGTAATATCTTTAGCAGCCTCTGGGGACAGCATCTTACTGCTTCCATACTCACTAAATCCAGCGCTTACAATATGGCCAACAATCTTTTCTTTATCGTGTTCAATATTAGTAGGCTTATGAATGAACTGGTCTGTATAAGCAAGAGCGGTTTCGGTGTTCATGCCGTCACCATTCTTATTAAACATGTTAACAACGGCAGCATTAAAAGAAACGCCGATTAAATCAACATTTTTTTTGAAGTCTATATCTTTCGGCACAAGAGGAGCCAACTCCTCTAAAGAAGCTTGTGAGATAAATTGCTCGTCTATCTGATGAGCTAAGACCTCTGTTTCAAAAAACGCAGTGTGTTTGTAAGGCATCTTACTTTTTCTCCACCACATTAATTTTTTCGCCTTTTGGATCAGCTTCTTTTTTGTCATCTTTAGAAAGGAATTTAGCATAAGCCGCTTCAGCCTCCTCTTCGCTAATCTTTCCGTCTTTCTTCATCTTATTAAGGATGACTTTTTGTAGCGCGGGTGGAAGCTTCTTTTGCTTGTCGGTAAGCCCCCCTTTGCTATCGTCCATCATCATGCCTCGCATTTTGCCATACTGAACAGCGCAGGCAGAGTAAGTCTTATCTTTATCCATACCCTCAGTATCAGTCAGGGCTTTGTCATCAGATGCACACATGCTCATATAAGATTTATACAAACCTGCTTCTGAACCACTATATTTACTAGCGATGGATACTTCTACTTCCCCATTGTTAAAACTAACAGTTTTTTCAAGAGGTACTTCAATTTCTTCTGGATTAATTTTCATGACTATGGTATAAAATTGCTGATGGATAAATATCTAAATTATGTTTAGTAGCTACACCTAAAATATCATCAAGTGCATTTAAATCTTGAATTAGCTCAAAGTCCTCAACACAAGCCTCTAGTCTTTGTCCCCATTCAGGCTTCTCTGTAGAACAGATAATCGCTTCACAAAGCTGCTTAAGCATGTCTTCTTGCTGTGGGTTCAAGTCTTCTTGATCCAACTCTTTTTGGAATCTTTCTCTAGCAATAGAGCTAAAAGCTTCGATTTCATATATGGTTGTTTGAAGACCTTTCCTTGAGTAGTTAGCTTCGGCTTGTGGAATATCTACAGTTCCCTCTGGTCTCCCCGCACTTTGTGGAGTTTTTGATTTTGAGGCTGGGGTAGCAACCTCATCCTCAATCATTGGTACACCACCGACAATAGGATTATAAAAACCACCTTTTCTTTGCTCGATAAATGTTTGTTGTGCTGGGGCGATTTCCTCCGCAGTTGGGAACTTACCATTCTGGAACATCTCCATTCCTTGTTGTGGGGTAAGTATTCCAAGCTCCATAAGCCTTGTGGAAACACGCATAAGCTGGGTTTCATCCCGCATGTCAATATCTTTCATGATGGCGGTAGGGTATGACTTAAATCCAAGGTCTTTGGCTATTCTTTTAATTTCTCTCTGTAGGAAATCATTCAAGAAGCAACTTCTAGCCTCTTTAAGCCTATCAATAAAGATTTGGGCTTTGACTTGAGTTGAGCTATACTTTTCTTCACCAACAACAATATTTTGCAATCCTTGTTTGATATCTTCATTAAGGGTCTCATATTTAGTTGGCCCTAAGACTTTATTTAAATCTGGAATAACAAAATCAGCTTTTGTGGTGTAGTCAGATACAAGGACTCTCCCAACACTCTCATTCTTAAAGAGTTGCTGCATTGCATTGATGTTATTGGCGTTGATACCACCCTTCTCTGGTTCAGCACCCATAGTGATTAAAAGAATCACGTTCTCGACAGTGCGAGTGATAGCTTGATCCATTTTCTTTAACTCAAGCTTTGCATTGATATCTTCTAAGACTGGATAGCCGAAAGGAATAGCGAATGGCTCATAATCTTGTTTTTTATAGAAAGAGAAGGTTAAACGTTTGGGATCTAACTCGATCTTTAAACCATCAGTGTAGTAAGAGCCTTTTTCAACAAGCTCCTTCATCTCAGGATCTAAAGAATCAAATATCAACTGATCTTCTTCAGTAACAGGATTTTGTAGTCTAGAAAGTTCATACTCAGAAAGAACTTTCTCATAAGCCCCAACATTAAATGTCGTAGCTCTTTTAGATACAATATCAAAAGGATTCAAGATGACGTACTTAACAGGGATCTTGTTGGCAGACGGATTAATTGCGCCGACTTGATTCATAAGCCGCGCATAATCTTTGACCTCAAACTCGCCGTCAAAACGGTAAAGAAAAATGTTACCGCTACGATAATATTCTCTAAAATACTGATCCTTGAGGTTTTGTAAGTTTACCCTCTTAAAAAATTCTTGGAAGAACTCCCTGCTCTTCTTTGTCCCACCTTCAAGGTAAATGTCTGTATTAGCGAACTCAGACATGATATCAATAGCGTTTCTGAATATCGATACGTTAGCATACGCTTTTTGGCATAACTCAATACCTTCACGCACATTTACACCATCACTAGCATACTCATAAGGAAGCATACCTTTTCTAATGCTTGAGAATCTATCAATGGTTGTTTTAATAGCCGCACCATTGATTCTGGAGGTTCTTGACGTTCCAGCGGTATTTGACCTAGCAGCACTCGAAACGCTTTTATATGATGCGTCAGAGGTGTAGAATGCCTCACCAACTAGTTCTGGCCCATAAGAAGCTTCAGCTTCGTTAAAATAAGGAAGAGAATCGCGATTCTCAAACTTTTTCCAATAATCAGATTTTTTTGTATACTTCCTAGCCATCGTTTTATTATATTACACCAAAAGTCACTTTCTAACTTTTAAAAGTTAAGAAATAAACATTGGCGTAAAAGTTTCTTGAGTTGACTCACCTCTATCTTCTATCATGTCAAAGTATACATTCATCCCCCAGTTAGCTAAGATCAAAGCGGAATAGGAGTCTTTCCTTGCTTTATCAGCCCCTCTCTGCTTTCTTAAGTTGTATGGCAAATCAAAACTTTGTGTCCCTTGTGGGGAGGTTGTCACTTGAACTAGAGCGCATTCGACTTTGATTAAATCTATCATGTCCCTTTGGTGTTCAACAAAATCAATCATCTTAGCATCCTTCTTCTTTTCCTCGGCATCTTTGTTTTTTAAGAACTGTAATTTTTCAATTGGGATATTAGCTTTCCTTTGCATATTATAATTCTCATCCATAGCTGAACCCGCGAAGTATATCTTCTTGTGATCAAATGCGGATTGGAGAGATTCGTTAGCATTTCTGATCCAGCTGGACGTAGGCTTCCTCAAGAATACAAACT